ACAGTCATTGGTGCAGACGCTTGTGCTACTGGAACAATGTCTGGTGGCAACAATACTGCTGTAGGTTACTTGGCAGGAACAGACTTAGAAGCTGGTTCTGAGAATACATTACTTGGTGGATACGCAGGAACAGAACTTACTTCTGGTGCTGCTAATGTGATGATTGGTTATCAAGCAGGAAAGCAGACTGTTGACGGAAGTCCTGCCGCAGTAACAGAAGCAGCAAACTGTGTTTACGTTGGTGCTTATACTGAATCTGCTGACACAGACAAATCTAATGAAATTATAATTGGTCACTCTGGCCAAGGTCAGGGGTCTAACACGATAATGTTAGGTGATACAAACATTACCGCTATTCATTGTCAGGACACTTCAATATCTGCACCATCTGATCGTCGAATCAAACGCGACGTAACTGATAACAATGTTGGTTTAGACTTCATTGAGAAGTTAGCAACCATAAGTTACAAGCGAGTTAACCCAGCGGACTACCCGCAAGAAATTCGTGAGAATCGTTTTGGTGAAAGAACATTTGAACAACTTCTAAGTTCTGCTGTTGAAGCACAACCCGAAGTTTGGGAAGAAGCAGTAGAAGAGGTTGTTGAGGTTATTGAATACGCTGCAATTGAAGAGATTACTGAAGAAGAAGTGATCCCAGCGGTTGAAGAGGTTGTTGAAACTACAGTTATTCCAGCAGTCGAAGAAGTAACTGAAACAATTACATACCCCGCTGTTGAGGAAGTTACTGAGACAATCGTTCATCCTGCTATAGAAGCAGTTTATGAAGATGTAGTAATTCCAGCGGTCGAAGAAATTATTGGTGAACGTCAAACATACGACGAAGTAGAAGTTAGCGAAGATGTTGAGAAGGTTGAAATGGTTAAAGGTGAAGGTGATGAATACGTTCGCACTGTTACCACAGAAACCGTTACTCGTATTGAACGCACTCCACTTTACGACGAACATCCAGTAGTCAACGAAGACGGAACACCGTGTCTGAAAGTTGTTGAACCAGCTATTACAGAAGAACGACAAGTTCTTGATGAAAACGGTGACGGTGTTGTTAACGAAGACGGCACTCCGCTAATGGAGACTGTCGAAGTTAAAGCTGAAGTTATTGAACAAGTAATTCACTTGTGTCCAATAATGGAAGAGTATGTTGTGCAAGCAGCAGAACCAGAAAGAATTGAACAAAGACTTGTTACACCTGCTGAAGAGGAACGCACTGAAGTTCGTGTGGTGACACCTGCTGAAGCTGAGAGAACTGAAACACGGGTAATAACTCCGGCTGAGCCAGAACGCACAGAAAGATTTGTAGTTCAACAAGCTGAAGAAGAACGCATTGAAACAAGAGTCATTCAAGAAGCTAAAGAAGCTTGGACTGAAACTAAAGTAATAACTCCTGCGAGAGAACGCAGACTAGTTAGTCCAGCGGTTGAAGCACAAGAAGCAGTTTATGAGACTGTGACTGTTCCAGCCGACGAACGACCAGAAGATAACGACACCAACTATGTTGGGTTGATCGCACAAGATGTGCAGACAGCTATGACAGAAGCTGGTGTAGACTTTGATCTGGTTACTGAAGGTGCTAATGGAAAACTTGCAGTTAAGTATTCTAACCTTGTCATTCCACTACTAAAAGCAGTACAAGAACTAAGTGCAGAAGTAAAAGCACTGAAGAATGGATAAGGTAACAGACGTATTCAACTCGCTGTATTCAGCAGTTGTACAAGCACAGAAGGAAGTCGAAGGTAAATACATTGAGAACATTGACAAAAGTTATTTTGAAAATGGAAAGCCCAAGACTATCAAGGTTGAACTGGGGGGAAAGCAAGTTGAAGTTCCTCTCTTTTCACTTGTACCGCACAACGCACTCAAGATTGCAGAGTGCGAGATAGATTTTGAGATAGATTTAAATTTTGACAAAGATGCTAAAGGTTGTCTTAGTAAGTTACGTAGAAACAAAATGGCTAATGTTAGAATAAAATTTGCTGGTTGCGATCAAGCTGAAGGGCTTGCGAGAATCGGTGATGGTTTAGTAAAACAAATACCTACAATATAATAAAATGGCAGGAGCAGATGATGCACAATTAAAGGACTTCCAAGGTTTACCAATCTCGGAACTAATCGTAGACCCGTTGGTTAGCGCTTCTGCCGGACAGAAGAAGTTAGCTGGCGTAACACTTGATTTCGTATCATCAATTGGCTTCGAGCCAGATCCAGATGATCCAAAGAAAACTCGTACACGTACTGTTGACGTAGAAGTTGAACGCCTTATTAAAGGACGTACGACACCACAGAAGCAGATGGTTAAGATGCCACTACTTTCTATGGTTACGATACCTAACTTATCTATATCAGATGTTAAGATACATTTTGATATGGAAGTTAAAAGCCATTCGGAACACAAAGATTCACACGACGACAAGCAAGAAAATCACTCAGAAACTGAAGGGCATGCTGAAGTGAGTGGCCATTTTTGGGGTGTTGGAGTTACTGCTGGCGGTAGTCATTCATCATCTCACACTGGAACAGTTACATCACACTCTGAAAATACTAGAAGCACAGACTTTTCTGCACGTTATTCAATAGATGTGGAAGCTACACAGAATCCACCTGCTGAAGGACTTGCAAGGTTTACACAAATGCTGGCATCCACATTGGAACCAGTTGACACACAAGCTAAATAATTTATGGACGAAAATCCACATACACCAAAAGAGGAAACCGTTACAATTAACGGCAAGGAACATAACGTAGCTGATCTCTCACCGCAGCAGATCACGCTCATAAACCATGTAGCTGATCTGGACAACAAAGCGCGTCAGATCAACTTTAACTTAGAACAAACTGTAGGAGCGAGAAATCATTTTATGAGTTTGTTGAATCAATCATTTGAAAATAATGACGAAGAAGACAAGAAATGAATTTAGATGACATTAAAGTTATACTTGCTTCAGTTACGGGTCTTGGGAATTGGATGGTTTCTATAGACTTAGCTTTAAAAGTTGGTATTTCTTTAGCGTCTTTAATTTATATCATACTTAAAATACGAGAACTACTTAGGAATGGCAGTAAAAAGTAAAGACTCACGCTTAGTACGTGCTGGTGTTTCGGGTTATAACAAACCGAAACGTACGCCATCACATCCTAAGAAGTCTCATGTTGTTGTTGCTAAGCAAGGCGATCAAGTAAAGACAATAAGGTTTGGGCAACAGGGTGTTAAAACAAATCAAACTGTTGGACAACGTAAGGCTTTTAAAAGTCGTCATGCAAAAAATATATCTCGTGGAAAATTGAGCGCTGCTTACTGGGCTGACCGTGTTAAATGGTCGCCTAGTAAGACAGCTTCTAAGTCTACTAAATGGAAAAAAGGATGAGCTTATATAAAAATATAAACAAAAGAAAGAAGGCAGGAACAAGTCGTTCCAAGAAAAATTCTACAATTTCTAAGAAAGCCTATGCTAATATGAAAGCAGGGTTTCCTAAAAAGAAAGCACGTAAATCGTATTAAAAATTATGTTAAAGAGTAAAACATTCTGGACGGGGATCACTGGTTTGATCGGCGCAATAAGCGGCTTTCTGACAGGCGATCTGGAAATCGGTGCAGCACTTAACGTAGGTGTCACCTCTATACTAGCAATCTTTGTCAGACATGGTGTCAGCAAAGTAGAAAAGAAAGTGTAAGGCATGGCTTACGGTAGAAGAAAAAAAGGTGGTCAGCGTTTGATGGAAATGTCAAAGGCTGCTACTAAGAAGCGCATAGCGAAGAAGAACACTAAGGTTGGCGGTAAGAAGTATGTTACACCGTTGCCTAAAGCGAAGAAGGCTGCACCTAAAGCTACAGCTACAAAACCAAAATCACAATTCACCAGAGCGCAGCTTAACAATATGATGAGCGAAGCTCGCGGTATGGGTAAGTTGGCTAAAGGTTTAAGCAAAGATATAGGTGATGCACAAACAGCTACTAAAGCTGCTATAACAGTTGCAGCCCTTCCTATCGGAGGTGGTGCATTAACAGGAGTTAAAGCTGCCCGTGCTGCTAAAGGTGCTAAAGGTTTATCACAAGCTGCTAAAGGCGCTGGTAAAGGAAAGCCAGTACGTCCAACACCTAGCAGACCTAGCGGTACACCTAAAAGACCTAGCGGTTCTGGTAGTAGAACTCCTCAGAAACCTACTGGTTCTGGCCCGCGTGGTGGTACAAGATCAACTGCAAGAACAACTGCGAGAGCGCAGCGTAAAACTGCTAGAACTCAGCGACGTTCTCAAACACAAGCTGAAAGAACAGCAGCACGTAAACAAAGACAAGCCGCTAAAGATCGTAAAGAACGTGTAGGTAGCGGTCAGTCTCGTATGCGTAGGCAGAGGCAAAACGCTGGCTTAGCTAAAGGTAGAAATACAATGCGCCAAAATCGTAAGAAAACTGGTGCAGTAGGTTATAGGTAAATGTTAAAAGCACTCTATGCAATTTTTAGAACATTGCTTTTGTTCCCTGCACTTCAAAAGATACTCGATAAGTTATCTGGCGAAGTGCGGGGGATTAGTGCAGCGAAGCGTCGTGATGATAAAGATGACGCTGTTGATGCTGCTATTAAGCGGGTGCGTGAGCGTGAAGTTAAATAACAGTGAGAGATTAGTGCAGCATCCTGAGTTTGAAAAAGCTGTGTTAGCTGCACCAGAATTTACAAGAGAAGCACTCAAGACAATAAACCGTCTTGAGTATGATTTAGAAAGAAAATGACACCAGTTGTAAAAACAACGACAACAAAAGAAACTGCGCCTGTTACAAAACGTGACAAGCCTAGTACAGCACCTTTGGTTAAACGATGAGCGTAGAGTATATATTAGATAGGTTTGGTAAGAAGGTTGGTATGCTTCCGAGCGATACCAGCCAACGTGCGTTGCTGCTTGATTATTTAAATGAAGCTGCACAAGAACTTTACGAACAGTCTGATATGCCGGGTTCGTTGGAAGAAGCAGAGTTTTATGTGCAGGGTGATAAGACTATTGCCATGCCGTCAGATGTTTATACGATTCGTGAGATTCGTGAGAAGGGTAGTAACCACGATATGTGGGAAACTGTGCCACTTACAGAACGCTATCGTGAAAACAATTGGTCTGCTGACCATAATAAATTTCGTGTAAAAGGCTACAGCCCTATACAGCGTACGTTGCCTACAAGTATTACTGAAGCTGCTAACGCAACAAACAAACTACGCATTAAGTTTTTTGGTATTACTGCAGCAAGTGAGGTTATTAATCTAGTTTGTAAAACTGATCGTAGTGATAGTTATAATATAGCGCATACTCATGGCAGTGAAATTACAACAGCCGCTGGTTCAACGTTAGAAACTGTGGCCGATCCCGGCGTACCTATAACAGATATTATAGGGTTTACTCGCAATGCTAAACCTGCAGCTACACAAGGTAAGGTACAGTTGCTAGACTTTGCTGACACATCCATAGTTTATGCAGAGATACCATCTAACGCTTTAGAGTCTAAGTATCTTATCGTAGATGTTAGTGAGTTTCCTTTCTCAAAATCTGCTGCACAAGATGATGCACACACTGTGCAGGTTCTTTATAAGAAAGCTTTAACGAGATTACAAAACGATACTGATGAATTTCCTGCGCCGGGATACGATAACATACTTGTAAGTAAATGTATGGAGTTGTTTCTTGAGGAGCAGGGTAAAATGGAAGAAGCGATCTTACATGATCGTAAAGCATCGCGGTCACTCGCACGTCGTCAAGCTGATCTTGAACGTGGACAAGAACAGTTAGCAGTATTTAAACGCCACAATCATGACAAACTAACATGGCTCGCTACGCGCAAACATCGTTTATAGGCGGCATGAACATGGCCGTAGATGACGCTCGTCTCGCTGATGACGAGTATCGTCTGGGCATTAATGTGCGCAATAGGTTTGGTGATCTGCGTCCCGTACGTCGGCCTGAGAATATAACTGCAGGATTAACTGCAGGTGTTCCCATACAAGCTGTGTATGCGTTAGGTGATTTTATTTTAGTTGTTCAAGACGGCAACGCTTACTACAAGCACAGGTTTTCTACAGCATGGACAACGCTATGGAATGCCAGTACGAACGCTACTATGCGCTTAGATCCTTCTGCGCAACATGTGTTTATACAGTCGGTGCCAGGTTCTACGTTAGACATTGCACGTAAGGCACGGGAAGCTGCAGATGGTACAGGTACTGGTACTACAAATTCTTTAAAGTTAGATTACGATGTAGCACAGTTTGCTAAGACTGTTGCTGGCGTTGTTTTTCAAGACGGTGTTAACCAACCTAATCTGTTAGTGTTCTCTTCAACAGAAGAAGGTGCAACAGCAACTGTACGTAAGTGCAGAACATTTGCTGAGTGGGGTACAACAATTGATGGTGTTGTTTGCAGAGAGTATGTACCTATCGGTAAGCAGATGGTTTACTTTCACGGTAAGCTTTACATAGTAAGCGCTGATGGCAGTAAAATTTAT